AAAGGAAGCTGAGAAGACCATCACAGTTGATGATCTACTTATCAGTTCAGCATTCTTGTATGAGCTAGATGAGACACTTGCTCATTATGACTTGAGATCAGAGATCTCTCGTAAGATTGGTTATGCACTCGCTGAGAAGTATGACCGTCTAGTATTCCGTGCTATTACACGTGGAGCTAGAGCAGCATCACCTGTCAGCAAAACTAACTTCGTAGAACCAGGTGGTACTCAGATTCGTGTAGGTACAACTACAAACGCATCTGATGCTTATTCAGCAACTGGTCTTGTGAATGCGTTCTATGACGCTGCAGCAGCTATGGATGAAAAGGGAGTAAGTACAGATGGAAGATTTGGTGTTCTAAACCCACGTCAGTACTATGAACTAATCCAACAAGTAGGTGATAATGGTCTAGTTAACAGAGACTCACAAGGTACATCCCGTCAGAAGGGTAATGGAATTGTAGAGATCGCTGGTATCAAGATCTACAAGTCAATGAACATCCCATTCTTCAGCCAGTATGGTACGAAGTATGGTACAGGTTCAGCTACAAACCCAGGTGTTACCGATCCAGGTAATTCAGGTTCATTCGTTAGTGCAGCTATAGAAGATGCAGCGGCTGACGTAACTGGTATCAACAACGAGTATGGTGAAGAAACAGAATTCGCTAACTCTTGTGGAATTATCGGTCAGCGTGAATCTGCTGGTGTTGTAGAAGCTATCGGTCCTCAAGTACAAGTAACTAAGGGAGACGTATCCGTGATTTATCAGGGTGACGTGATTCTTGGACGCTTAGCTTGTGGTGCTGATTATGTTAACCCATCAGCATGTGTAGAGCTTTTCGCTGGCACAGCTACAAAACCTTCAGCATTCTAAAGATGCTTATACAAGGGAGTCATTACGGCTCCCTTTTTTTTATTCACAAATATTTATACCTATGGCTTTCCCTACCACTAATGCTACTAAAGAATTACCTGCTATAAATCAAATCCTAATGGCGTGTGGTCAGGCTCCAGTCACCACTTTGGATGAAACCAACCCAGACGTTGCGATTGCTTATCAAACACTTTTAGAAGTTAGTAGAGAAGTTCAAAGTGAAGGATGGACATTTAATAAGGAAGCTCACTATGCAATGTCACCAGATGATAATAATGAAATACTTATTGCAAATAACATATTACAAATAGACCTTAGTCAATCTAATGCAGATGATAAGAATGTAATTATAAGGGATGGAAAATTATACGATAAGGAACACCATACATATGAATGGACAGAGGATTCTGTTGATTGCGATATTCTATGGTTTTTTGATTGGATTGATTTACCACGACCTATACAAGATTACATAACAGCTAAAGCAGCGACTGTAACTTCTAGTCGAATTGTAGGAGATCAAACTCAATATCAAATGCTCCAACAAAAGGAAGGATATATGAGAGCTATGGCTATTGAATACGAAACAACCCAAGGTGATTATTCATTCTTTGGGAAACCTGATGGAGCCACACCTTACATCAGCTATGAACCTTATAAAGCACTAATGAGATAATGGCAGCTGTAAGTCAACGAGTAGATAACTACCTTGGTGGTGTATCTAAACAAAGTGATAGTAAAAAACTTCCAGGTCAAGTCACTGAATGTTTAAATGGGTTTCCTGATGTAACACTTGGTTTAACTAAAAGACCTGGATTTAAGTTTACTTCAGTATTAAAAAATGCAAGTGGTACTGCATATAGTGGTACTTCTTTAGATAATGCAAAGTGGTTCTATCTAAACAGGACTGCTGAAGAAAGGTATATAGGTTGTATCGTTCCTAAAGTAAGTAGTACTAATGGTACTATTCATATATGGAATGCAGATACAGGTGTACCTTGCACGATCACAGATTCAGAAACAAGTAGTACATTAGGAGCACATAGTTATCTTTCAAGTACTGCAAGAACTGACTACGATGTTTTAACAATACAAGATTCAACCATTATAACTAATGGTTCTGTTACTGTAGCTGCACAAGCAACACCTACATTTACAGAACATACAAGAGCAACCGTATTACTACTTGGTGTACCTATAGATATAGTGAGTACTACCTTTGTAGTGACAATTAAGATTGATAGTACTACTCATACATGTACTTATAATTCAGGTGCTTCAGATGGTTACAATGAGGTTTTAGCTGGAATTAAAACACAGATTGATGCAAAGAGTATTAATGGTTTAACTGTCACTCAATATGGAACTACATTACAACTAGATTGTGTAAGAAGTGGTACTAGAACTGCTTTTCAAATTGATGCAGAGGGTGGTGCAGATAACAAAGCTTTAACAGTTTTTCAAGATTGGGTTGCTAATGTTTCACATCTACCACCTCAGTCTTTTAATGGTCATGTAATAGAAGTTTTAAATAGTCCAGAAAGTACTGATGATGATTACTTTACTAAGTTTGTTCAAACTGATTCAAGTAGTGGTTTTGGACATGGTTACTGGAAAGAAACTGTTAGTCCAAGAGTTTCACCTGGATTAGATAAGTCAACCATGCCTCATCGTTTAATAAGGACAGCTGTAAATACTTTCCTTTTTGGACAGATAGCTTACGCTGATAGACTTGTTGGAGATGATAGTACTAATAAACAACCATCATTTGTAGGAAAGAAAATACAACAAACATTCTTTCATAGCACTAGATTAGGTTTCTTATCTGAAGATAAGGTGGTAATGAGTAGATCAATGTCTCCTTATAACTTCTACTTTGAGACAGCTAGAGCTGTTACAGATGCAGATCCAATAGATCTAAGTGTATCTTCTACAAGACCTTGTTTATTAAATGCAGTTGTACCTACAACACAGGGTTTAATACTGTTCTCTAAAAATCAACAGTTTTGGATGTTCTCTGAGAGTGGACCTTTAACACCATCTTCTACAAAAGTTAGAGCTATATCCAACATGGAAATGGATAGTAATGTTAATCCTATTGATGTTGGTACTCACATGAACTTCATCAGTAAGACACCTAGTTATACCAGAGTATTTGCTATGCAGACACGAGGTTTAGCAGAGAGTCCTACTGTTCTTGATATAGCTAGAGTTGTTAACGAGTGGATTACTATTGATGTAGATACTTTGATTTCTAGTGTACAGAATGAATTTATATGTATGTCTAGTCAGAGTAGTGATGAAGTATATTTTTATAAGACATATTCAGATGGTGAAAACCTTTTAATGGAGTCTTGGTTTAAATGGAAACTAGCAGGTAATGTTCAAACACTTGCAGTTGATGAAGATGATATGTATGCGGTTACTAAACAAGGTAGTCAATATACAATCTCAATTGCTAATTTAAGTCAAAGTCCAGATCAAGCTATTATTGTTAATAACAAAGGTCAAAGGATAAACCCTTGTGTTGATTTATATACTGCAGCTACTAATGGTTTATCAGGTGGTAGTGAAAAGAAAGTTGTCTGGGATTCAACTAATAAACGTAGTAAATGCTATATACCATTTGCGAATTTAACAGATGCTAAACCTATCATTGTTATAGCTGGTAGTACTGTTGCAGGTACCTTTGCTGAGTCTGGGTTTACTATGACTCCAGAAACAGGTAGTGATTCAGATGGTACTTTCTTTGTTATTCCTAGTAGAGATTTTTCATCAGAAGCAGCTAATGTCTATGTAGGTTATACATATGACTTTGACGTACATATACCAAAAGTTTATTACCAATTAGATCAGGAAGGTAAGAATACAGACTATGCAGCTAATCTAACTATTGCAAGATTAAAGTTTGATGTTGGCTTATCAGGTCTTATGTCTTTTAAGCTTAAAGCAAAAGGAAGATTAGCAGGTCAAAAGGAATATACAGGAGACGGTTCAACTACTGATTACCCCTGGACACCACAAGATCTTAGTTATACAGATAGAAACCAAGTTAAAGTTAAGATTAATAATGTGGTTACAACTGCATATACTTTCTTAAGTGATACATCTATCAGGTTTACCAATGCACCAGCACTTGGAGATAAGATAGCAATCTATCTAGATGAATGGTATGAAACTACACCAGCTATTACAGCTGATTTAGATTTAGCTAATGATGTACCTTTAAATGAATCAAGTGTATTCACAGTACCTGTACATCAACGAACAGAAAACTTTAATGTAAGAGTCTTTAATGACTCACCATTCCCTGTGTCTTTGAACTCAATGATGTGGGAAGGAAACTACTCACCGAGATTCTATAGGAGGACATAATGGGAGATCAATTTAATATGAGTATGCCAGGTGAGCCACAGATAGGTTTACCTGGGAATCATACGTTAGATCGAATAAAGCAAGAGGCTGGTGTAGAACTGCACTGGGAGTGGGCTGTTGCAGCTGGCTTACAGTTAGTTGGTGGCATAATGGGTCGTAACGACGCTAAGAATGCTAGGAAGGATGAGGAAGCTGCTTTACTACATAGGTATAATGCTTATGATTTCCCGTTATGGGAGATGCAAAAAGAGAAGCTTATAGCTCAAAGAGATGAGATTATAAAAGGTATTGAACTGCAGCAAAGGAATGAAGGAATCTTAGCAGCATTTAAAGATACTAATAATCTTAGAAATTATCAGCAAAGTTTAAAAATACATAACTACCAATATGAGCAACAGAAGAAACTATATGAGAAATCTGAAGCTTTATATGGTACTGCACTACTTTTAAATGAAGGTCAAGCACGATCAGCAAAAGCCAGTGTACTTCAACAACAAAGAGAAATAGAACAAGGATATGCTTTTCAAAATGAAGACTCTATCATTGAAGGAATTATACAAAGAGGTCAATTAGCTGCTGAAGGTAGGCAAGGTAGAAGTGCAGCAAAAGAACAACAATCTCTACTAGCTAGTCAAGGTAGGCAACAAGCAATACTAACTGAATCTTTAGTCAGTGCAGGTAGGAATACACGTATGCAACTAAAGGATATTGATAAACAACATGCAGCTGCTAATTTACAAGCTCATGCACAACGAATGTTAAAGCCTGAGAAAGGTCCAGATCCATTGGTACCATTAGCTTCTGTTATTCCTGAGTTTGAATTACCTAGAGAATTAGAAGACTTTGATTTTGGACCACAACCCATACTTGGTGTTGCAACAACTCAAGTACCAAGTTTTGGAAGTGTCCTAGTCAATGCAGCTAGTTCAGGATTATCTACTTATGCACAAACAACTGCAGGTGGTAATAATTTCAATCCTCAAAGTACTTCTCAATATGGAGGGTTTAATACAGACGCTTTATATACAAACCCAGGTTCCTATAGCGGTTCAACTTATGGAGGGTTCGACTACTCTACTACATACAAATAAAAACAAATGGCAAAAGCACAATTCCAAGGGTACGCCCGTGGTAAAGGCTATACGAGTATAGATCCTGGTTATATAGCTCTCACACGTGATTCAGAGAAACAGCAGAGAGAACTAGCTGATTTAAAAGAAAATCAAAAAGAAGCTAGAGAAAGGGATTTAAAGGCGGAAGCCATGTTAGAACGGTCTCAAAAAATTGAAGAGGCTAATCGTAAAGATATCAACATAGAGCAACAAGTTTTATCTACCCAAGAACAAGCTCTAAGAACTAACAGAGATCAAGTTACACGTAACTTTAATGCTGAGTTAAAAAAACAAGAACAGAAAGCAGAGGATCTAAAAAGTATTCTTAACTTTAGTCAAACAGCTGTTAAAGCATTCCAAGAATACAACAAAAAGACTTGGGACAATACAGCTGAGTCTGCATATAACTACTACATGCAGCATGGCTTAAGTACAGAAGATCAAATACAAATGGATCTTCTAGAAGATGATAACTGGAGAAGAGGAGAGACGTTTGAAAATGTAGCTGACCAAATGAGAGAGGAAGGCTACCCTCTTGAGGAGGAGATGTATGTAAGAGGTAAGAATAGTGCGTCTGATTATGGACGTTTAAAAGCTTACTCAGTCATGGCTGGAGATCAATTCGGAACTTGGGCTACTGGCAAACTGTCAGAAATGGAGAATGTCCAAACTGTTGAACAGAAGCAAGCTGCTTTAGAGAAATTAAGAATACAGTATTTAAAAGCTCATAAGTTATATGGGGTTAGTGCTGATTTCTTAGATCCTATGTTCACTAAGATGAGGAACTCCACTGATAGGATAGTCAATAAAGCAAAGTTAGATAGAGATGTTGAATTCAGTGCAAGACGTACTAAAGAGAAAGAAGAGGTGTTACTGGCTAATTTAAACCCTCAAGCTTTAAATGAATACTATTTTCAAAAACGAAGAGAAGTTAAACCTAACGGTACTTTTTATACACCTGCTGAAGCTAAACAAGCTGTCTTTGATCTTTTATCTGATGTAAGAAGGTTTCCAAATGATGCTGCAGTTATAAAATTATTAGAAGAGGCACAGCTATCAAATCAGAATAATACTTGGGCTGGTGCGAACAGTATGCAAGTTGCTGATCTTATACTTCAAAGAACAAATGCAAAAATAACTAATGATAACAATACCAAAGTTATAGTTGAACAAAAGAAGAAAGAAGAGAGACAAGCACTAAAAACTTTTTTAGAAGATCCAACTAAATGGAATGGTGATAGAAGAGTTCTTCAACAAGGTATTAATTCACTAAGAAATTCTGGTCATACAGTTGAAGAATTAGCAGAATTTTTACCTTACGCCGATCAAAGCATACAAGGTAGGAATGATGGAGATTACTGGACAGATCAAATTAATGGATTAATTGAAGATAATCGACTAACTACTGAAGATCTGAAAGGTCCATTTGTCCCAAAAGATTTAAAAGATAAGCATTGGCAAAAAGCTGTTGAGAATGAGGAGATATTTAAAGCTGCAAAGATTAAAGATAATGTCATACCAGCTATTGAAGATCAACTAAAATCTTCTTTAAAATTAGAAACTATTGATAAAACTACCCATAGTAGTTTCAATCTAGCTTTATACCATGCTGAGACTGAATTCCGTGGACAGATTCTTGATGGTGTTTCAGCTGAAGATGCACTTACAAAAGTTCTTGATGATATAAATAAAGGTCGTGGTAAGTTCAATGTTGTAAACCCAGGTGATAAAGGTGCTTTAGAAGTGCAGTCATTCTTTGGTGCATTCGTACCTGGATCACATAAGAATGCTGCAAAGGTAACTCCTACTACAACAACAGACGAAAGAGTTAAAGTAATAGATGAGGTAATAACTGATCCGAGTTTAGTAACTAAGAAGTTATTAATACATCCAGAACGTCTCAAAGAGCTTCGTGATGACATCAAAGCAGGTAGAAGTTATAGATTACCTCAAATATGTTTTGACTTGTCACAAGGCGATCCTGAGTTGTTTGGTAGCCCTCTAGACGTATGGCAAGCTCAGTTAAAAGCAGCAGACTTAGAAGATCATGGTTTAAAGATAGATGATTTTACTCCAACATTATTTAGAGATACAACTGATCCTCTTGGTAAAAAGATGCTAACTAATCTTAGAACCAAAGCTGATATAAGAAAAATACTACAAGTCACTTATAAACCAAGCTCAGTTAGAGATCCTAGTTTTATGTCTCCTAATGTCATTACATCTTTAGGTAAGATAGCTAAACCTGAACTCTATTACTTAGATGATTTCTATAACAGTTCTGATACTCAAGTAAACGAGATATTAAAAACTGATAATGATTATAGCTATGAAATCAAAGAGGGGTTTGAGGCAGGTACTTGGTACAAATTCCCGTTAAACTAATGGAAGATATACAAGATCAACAATCAAGCCTACAAGTC